GTCGGTTTCATTCGGGCCACAAGAGGTAAAGTTGATCCAGCATGACGCACCTGACGCCAGCGAGGTCAACCATGATTCTCCGACGCCGTTGATGTCCGCATGGAAGGCGATCGCGCGGGTGCCACCAGAGGCGGTGACCTTGACCGTCACCACTTTCGCGCCGCCAGTGGCCGCACGTGAGGCCAGCAGGGTCTCAAAGACCACATCTCCCGTCAGGGTCAGCTCCTGCACACTAGCGCCATCCAGATCGATGATGGTGGTGGCCGCGTACTCAATGGCACTGCGGCTGCAGCGGTTACCCGACAGGGAGCCATCCGCATTCCGCCAGCCCTTGTGCTGCCAGGCGGTGCCATCAAAGAAGAACTCCGCCAAGATATTCTGCTCAAATAACTGGCCGGTGATTGTCAGCAGCAAAGTCCCGGCGTCACTGGCGTTGTAAAATTCAAGGGTCGGCGCAGGTGAATCTGATATATCCATCAGCACGTCAACAATATCACCCGCAGTCGCGTTCGTCGTCGGCAGGACAATCTTGCGCGTATATGCCGTGTCATATTCGTCTGCCGTGATTGTCGCTAAAAGCGTGTGGTGTCCAAAGTCTGCTTTATAGGCCAGTGTGCTTGTGCCTGCCGTGGACAACGCCAACGCCTCGTAACTGCTTTGGCTACCCTCTGGAATCCATTCCGCCGTGATGGTCGAGTCAGTCGTCCCCCAGCAGCGCAACCGAAGTTCTGCCGTAGCCGATGCCGCCAGTGTCGCCGGGGCCGGTTCGCCCAGCCATTTCCACGCCGGGTAGCTCAAGGTGCGCTCGCTCGAATCGCCAAGAATCTTAACGGTCAGATATTTGCCCGCGACCTTGTTGGACGTGGTGAACGTGCTGTTGCCCGCCAGTGTAATCGTGCGCCAAATCTCAGCGGACAGATCCAATGCAACCGATGCCGCCCATGTGATAGACGTAGGACTTGGCTCCAGTGATGCGGTGCCGCTGCGGTCGGGTGCAGTCAGCGTGCGGTCTGCGGTGGCTGCGCTCTTGAACTTGGTGACATAGGTTCCTGTGCTGTCCTTGACGCGTAATACCTCATCCGTAAACGACTTGGATCCCGTCACTGTCTGCGCTGTCGCTAGTAGCATATCACCTACGCCGCTCGCATCGTCCGCAATGTATTTCACCCAGATGCCGGTAAAGTCACCCGCGACAGGGGAAGCAATGACGGTGGTGGTTGTCTTGACCGCAATATATTTCAGAGCGTCCGAAGCTGTAGCAGAGAAGCTTGTGCCGCTGGAGTCCGAAGCGTAGCGGACATAGACAAAAGCGTTGGCCCCGTCCGCGCCCGCTGCCCCGGTTGAGCCATTAGTCCCGTTCGTTCCGTTCGTGCCATCCGTTCCCGGCGCAACCACTAGCAGCCAATAAGAGTTGGAAGTCGTGGGCAAAGTCGGTGGTGCCTGTCCCGTGCTGCCCGCTGCGTCAATGTTCAGCCACAAGCCGACCTGATTCGATACGAGATTCCCGTAGAGATAGGTTGCGCCGGGGTCATACTCGCCTTTGACGAATTGAGCATAGCGGGCGTCTGATTCTTCTGCGTTCAGAAACAAATCAGCCCGCACAACCGCCGTTACCGCCGCGTCAATCGTGCCGGTAAGGAGTGCTGTCGTTGCCTGCGCCACGAAGTTTCCTTCTGCGGTCAGGTTTATGGCCCCGCTGGTGATGTCGGTATCATTCGCGCCGGGACTCCACTTGTATGTTCTGCCCGCCGTCAATCCGCTTAACGTGTATTCGCCGGAGCCGTCATAAACCACCGCGCCGGGAATGATGTTGCTGCCTTGGCTTGGTCCCTCGGTAACTGCGGGCGTGGCGTCTTGCACGAACTTAATAAAGCCGCCGCCCAAAGTGTTCCAAGTCGCATCGCTAGACCGCAACCCAGAGATGACGAGCCAATACGTTGCAGAGGTCGCCCCTTCTATGTCAAGGTTCGTTTCCGCTGCGGAGAATAGAGCTTCAACGTGCTGATTGGTTTTCGCCGTCCATTGTTCTGCGGTCAGCCCCGTGTCAAAGCTTCCACTGCTGACAGTCTCGCTCAAGACCGGCGCGTCCGTGCTGGTCTGACTGCTGAACACCTCCACCTTGACCGCATCCAAACCAGACAATGGCGCAACGGTCAAAGCGTTCTTGGCCCCCTCGAAGAATCCAAGCTGCAAAGCCACGGGTGAGCCGAGCCAGAGCGTAGAAATCTCGCCCGTGTTCACGTCCACCAGCTTGGTGGATACAAGGCTCGTATTGACTCTCAGGCGGATTACTCGTTGCGTTGTCATAGTGAGGGATTGTCAATCAGGGTCTGGCTGCAAATGATTTCATAGGTCTGCCAAGTGCTTGCGCCGTGGACACGCGGGATACCAACGGAACTCACTGCTGCATCTTCAAACCAGCGCGTGAACGTCTGTTCCCCGTCGCTGATTTCTAATTCAATCAGGCCCATCGATGGCACTTCGTCGCAGTGGTCTAAGGTGAACCGATGCGCTTCGATGGCTGATTCGTGGACCTTCTGCGTGTTGAACGTCACGCGCTTGACCTTGTTTAGCCGGTCAAAGATTTTCACGAACTCAGCCCGTAACAGTCCTTGCACGTCGATGGATCGCTGTTCGTTGCAAGACAATCCGCTTCGAGCCAAGTCTCCGCTGTCGTCGTCAACTAGCGTTACCGGCGTTCCACCTTCGCCCGTTATGGTGAGTTTCAAGCCCATCGGATTACGCGGGGATGACGAGTGAGAAAATCGGATCAGGTGCGCCCGTGGTGAACGTCTGGCGATACGTCCACTCAATGTTTCCGTTACGGTCAACGCGCACGCCGTAGCCATTCTCCCCGCTCACGATGCCTGCTGAGTGAAGAGTCAGGACTAAGGAATCAGACGTAATGACCAAATCCTCTGGCGTGCCGGATGGCCCGCGCCCGATGAACTGGCCGGGAATGATGGCGTCGGTATCTTGATGATTGATGAGCGTGTCAACTTGCGCCTCGGTTAGGTTGTTCGGGGCAAAGGAAACACGCGCACCCACGGACGTAATGAGCATGTCCGCAATGCCGATGTTGTCATCCTGCACTTCCTCGGTTTCAATGAACGGCGTGAACACAAAACCGTTTCGCGCTCCGATGTCGTCGTAGGGCGTGGCTCGTGCGCCAAGGGCCGCTTGGTAGATGTCCTTGACCACGTTGGCCGAATCAAAGCTGGTGTCAGCAAATGCGCTGCTGCCGATGGTTTTCCAGAAGGCCGCATCAGTCGGTTGCGTGGCGCGTTTACCGAGACAGGTGAACGTCATCTCACCAAACAGCGTTGCGCGGGGCGACGCCGTCAAGGGCGACAGCGTAGAGATGCCTGCGCGATGATATGTGATCGTCTGACCTGCCAGCGTGTGAATCACCAAAGGCACATTGGACGCCGTGAAGATGGACGCCCCAACGCTCGATGCCACCACTAGATTGGACGGGCCGTAGGGGTACGACTTCACCATTGACTTGATTTCACCGACCGGCGTAAAGCTCACCTCGGTTACTTGGCTTTCCATCGTGTCGCCCATGTTTCCAAACGCATCTGACTGCGTGGCTTGCACATTGCGCCGAGTCGAGACGCGAATATCGCCCTGCGTGTACCACGTAAAGCTGTTGTAGATGAGAACGGCGGGGCCGCGAATGATAGTAGGGATAACAGGTGTACTCATGATGGTGTCTGGTTAGGGCGCGTAGTTGTCGAAAAAGGTTTCTTCATTCCCAAGTAAGTTGAGGGTTTGCAATCATCGCCGCTGCCTGTGCGCGGATTGAAGCGGCTTGCTGGCTCTTGCTCGCCACGGGGTCAAGTCTGGCTTGCGTCGGTGCGGATAGTTGGCCGCGTAACTCGGCATACATGAGGCCGACCGCTAAGGCTAAATCCTGATTGATTTGCGCTTGGTCGCCCGTGATGGCTGCGACTCGTTTGTTGGCTTCGGTGTTGATGGCGGCGATGCGTTGCTTCTCATCTAGCCGATCAATGACAGAATCCCTCAAGGTCTGCTGCTCAGGGGTCAATCCCGGCTCAAAATCAGCCGTCCAAGTGCCGGTGTTAAACGTCCTCACGGTGTTGGGGATGACCGGCAGCCCAAGCTCCTCAGCCATGGTTTGAATATCTCCCGCGTTATAATTCATAAATCAATCCTCCCGGTTAAACCGTGCTTCACCACAACTGCGCCGCTCACGGTCAGAGTAGAATACCAAGTGCAAGCAGCGGTTGGCATCTCCAGCATTGCGTAATAAGAATAGCCCAGTCTTGGAATGGTGGTTATGTGTGCTTTGGGATTTAACACGTATCCCGCAACTCGCGTCTCTACACCGCCAATACAGTTTGTGGCCACGGCACTCGTCGAATTTTCACCGATGGCAGCCATGAAATTACCGGTGGACCCCGATACTGCAAAGTGAATGAACTCAAGAGCAATGGAAGTGTCGCGCACGCCAATAACCACCTCAACTTGATTGGCGGAATTCGCATTTACCTGCCGCAGCGTGGCAGTGGAATAGACCCATGATACAGTTGACTCTTGCCTCAAAAATGTTCGCGAAATTTTGTTGTAGTAGTTATAAACGAGACGCCGACGCAAGGTATCAACCACTTGCCCCGCTGTCTCAGTTGTGCAGAAGGTGCCAACATACTTGCGAGTTGTTGCGCCAGTCTTAACATATATGCCATCTTGCAAAATTAGCGCAGTCGTGCGTGCTGTATCACTAGCCCACGCTACAACGTCACTAACTACTGCGCTGCCGTTGTCGTAAATGAATACGTCATACAGCGTTGCCGTGGTGGAAGGCACCGTGCATGTGATTTCTGTGAACGTGGCATTTGTCCAAGTCGAACTGCCATCATAGAGTGCTATGCCATTGCCGTTGTGCGGTGTGAAATAGACCGTGGTATTAGTCGCATTCGTTGTTACTACAGACTGTCCGCTTACAACCGTCAGCCGCCCTTTAGTAAGAGCCTTGTCCGCGTAACTGGAACCGCCGCCACTTACCGTCACCAAGATATTAGTTCCCTCATCTGTCAACGTGCCGCCAGAAATTGACAGGCTTTTAATCTTCGGCACGGGTGCGTTGCTGTTGTTGATGAGCGAGTAAGTCCCGCCCGCGTTCGTGATGCCAGTGACGGTGCCGGAACCAGCCGCTGCCCACGAAGGCAATCCGCCTGCAACCGTCAGCACTTGAGACGACGAGCCAATGCCGAGCCGCGTGAACAATCCACCTGCGCTGCGATAGTAGATATCCCCGGTTGCGTCTGATGTGACGTTGATTACCGGACTGGTCAGCGTTTTGATGGATAGCGTTTGCGGGTCTGTTGTGCCGACCACTACTCCGCTCGGTGCGGTCTTGGTCGCCCATGTATCTAGGTCTGCATCGTAGGCTTGAACCGTCACACCAATGGCCGCAGGTTGCAAAGCGGTATCTGCCAAAGCCCCCTGCGATGGCGTAGCGTAGTTGCCACCAATAGCGTTGAGTAACGCCGTTAGGTTGGTCGAAAAGAAATTGACCGAGCTTCCCTGTAAGACCTGATTCGTGGTGAGGTTCAGTGTCGCCTTGTTCGGCTGTTCCGCGCCTTCCGCTTCGAGCATCCCAAAGCAACCTTGCAACAGGATGCCCGCGAATAGGACCGCCGCCCCGCATAGAGCGAAGAATCCGACGCCCCTCATTGTATCGTTCTTGTTCATGGCTGTTCTACCGTTCCCGTATCGGCAATCACCGAGTCATCTGGTTTGGTGACGGCGATAACGTGGTATTCGTCATCTGCACTCTTGATGAGCGGTTCGCCGGTGGTGGAAAGTTGGAAGGTGCCGCCGCCCTCAATCAGCGCGGCCCGAATAGATGCAAGTGTCACTTCGTCCTCTGGGGTTACTGTGCCAGCCGCCGCCGTCGCTACATTGGATGCGCGATAGCCTTGCAGCCATGCACGGGCTTTAAGTGTTGATGGGTCAGCCAAGATAAACTGCCCCGTGTAAAGTGTGCCGTTCTGCGAATTCGGTTTCTTGCCGTCAGTCGTGTAGAAGATGGCCGCGCCTACCGTGTCGCTGCTCATCTGGACCGTGTAAGGTTCGCCAATATCCTCGAAGATGATGACGGGCGTTGCTGCTTGGGTTAGCACTACTCCGCTGCCGTCCGTGGTTACGAATGAGATGTCGTTACCAAGGAACATGTCATCATCAGACCAGCGGGTAATGCCGGGGGCCGAGACGCACAAGGGAGCCGTAGCCGTCAGCGGCTTGAATAGGTGCAGCGTGTCCTTGGTCCGCTCGATGACTTCTAAGCGGTTCTTGCCCGTCTCGTTTACCTCTGTGTTTTCGATGGAACGAACTACTAGAACGGAGTCATGAAGGACAATACCGCTCTCGCCCTCGCGTTGGCCGGGGATACCCATAGACTCCCACGCGAGCAGCATAACGATGCCGGTGGTTGCCAAATGGTATTGCAGCAGGGCTTGCACTTTTTTTGATTCGCTATCTATCGTTTCTTCGTCGAACTCGGTAACAATCGGTATGCCGTCGAAAAAGCTAGTTGCTTCTAGCTCGTCCTTGCATTCGTCCAAAATCGTTTGGAATTTGCTGGCCATTATTCACTGGCAAGTTGTGCGTCGGTTTTCCAGTGGTCTTGCTTGCTGGCGGCTTGCCACTCATCAGCAATTTCCGCCTCAACTTCGGGCGTCCATTCGCCGGTTTGACCAACGGCTTTCTTCATGCCGCCGATGAATTCAGCAAGTGACTTCCCAACTTTAATGGCTTCCGGTATCAGGGCAATGATGGCGGCGAGTGGCATGGTTATTTCAAAGCGGTTAATTGTTTCTGGGCTTCGGCAAGGGCGGATTCAACCGCTGCAATGGCGCTTATCACGGATGCCTTGTTTTCCTCGGTGCGGTTGGCTTTGTATGCCTTCAAGACGGTGTGCGCGGATTCAATCAGGGCAATGCCACGAGGTTTCTGTTCTGCGTTCAGATCGGTGCGGATTGGCTCGCGTAACCACTCAGCGAACTTGTGAACCTCTGGCACTTTCTCTGCCGTCTCCGCCCGAAATTGATGATCCAAACGCAGGAACGTATCGAACGTGAGAAACGCCATGGACAAGGTTTGTTCAGAGCGGACCGCAACCGGGTCGGCTCCTTTATCCAGCGTCTTGCAGCCGGTCAGGAACGACAGCGCAAGGCATAGCGAGAATAGGCGGAATAGGGTTTTCATTTTGTCTTTTGACCAAAGTAAAATCCGAGGGCCAGTAAAGCCATGGAGTAAAGCGGCTCCACTACCATAACGCTAAACGCACTCATGCCGCACACGGTCAGCACGATAATCAGAGCCAGCCATCCACGCATGGAGACGCCAAATGGGCGACTGTCATCCTGCGCCTTGCTTATGAAGTGGGTTTCATCATTCATCGCGTTTGCCTTTCACGGCTTGGCGTATTTTCACCGCCGTATAGACGATGCTCAGAATCAGCAGGATGATTTTCAAAACGGTCTCAAAATCCGTTAGCGTCACCACCGCCAGGACAGAACCGTTCACGATGCCGACAGGTAAAATCTCTTTCGCGTGGTCAATTATCTGATTCATCGCAACGCCTTTCTAATCGCCTCGCTTTGCTTGCGAGCGATGTAAACTTCAATGTCCGCCTTCGTCGCTTTGATAGCGCGAATGATGGCTTGATGTCCCTTTGGCGTGCTTAATCCTTCGGCGGCTTCTCCAGACTGTGACGAGATACCGGGATTCCATTGGAAGCGCAGGACGGTTCCGTTTTGCTCGTAGGTGATGCCCGCCTGTGAAAGCGCGTTCTTATACCAACCCTCAGAGCGGGTCGCTGTGGCTAGTCCCTTCGATATGTTGGCAACGCCGGGATAGCGTGCGGACACACTCAAAAAACCGCGTGCGCTCTCTCTAACGCTTAGCTCTCGACGCACTGCCAGAGCTTGTAGATTCATGGGCTTCTTGCCCTTCTTGATGCGGTTCGCGTTCAGTAGTTGACCGCGCCGCTTGCCGGTCAGATTGGACCGCGCACCCAATAGATTGCCGTGCTTCCGCAAGGCCCAATCCTTTACGGACTGCCGAACCTTGATGCCTTTACCTGAACTCAAACCCGTTAAACCCGCCGTCCTCAGACTGCCTTTAGCGGGTGAAATGCCCTTCAATTCTCGGCTTAAAGCAAAGCTGAGTTTTCCGACTTGCTTCATGACCGCCTCACCCTCGGTCAGCTTCTTGTTGACCTTGGAATAGCGTTCGATGCTCTGCGTCAAATCCTGCAAATGATGTTCAATCGTAATCATCAGACTTGGCGCACGTTGATTGATACTTTGACCGCCCCATTTGATCTAGGGGTGCCGACCACCGTGTAACGCGAGCCGTCCCGCGTGATGGTTGAACCGTTCCGAATAGCGCCGGACGTGAACGCTGTCACATCCGACGCTATATCGATGACATGGGAATAAACCTCTCCACTGTTCGCGGCGTTACCGCCAAGTCCTTTGGTTGCTCTTGCTTCGGATATGCATCCTGTGAATGTGGCTTCACCTATTGAAAAGGTTTGCCCGTGTTCACTTGTTAAGAGCGAAAAACCAAGACCTAGAACTGTGTTGGAAAGGCTCATTTCCAAATTACAGACCGGGCTTGGACGTAACAGTCAGAGTCAGATTCGTGACCGCCGTAGCGTTCGCGTTCTGTCGCTCACCCACGCGGAAGAAAGCCACTGCCCCAACAGTGAAGTTGGTATAGTTACTCACTACCGCCGTACCTGCCGGGGTGACGGTGACAGCGTGCGTGTTGTCTTTCCAATTGCTGCCGTCGAGGCTGGAATCCAGCATCACCACAACAGGAGTCGTGCCGGATCCGGTCAGCTTCAAGGACAGGGTGAGGCCAGCGACTGTAGAGCGGGTCACGGCAAAGGCTGCCGTAGCAGTCGTGTTCGTTGTCTCCGCCGCAATGTTGTTGGTGCCGCCAGTCAAGCCCGCAGCGGGTTGGATGTCGGTGGTTTGCGCCTGAGCGTTTGCGCCAATCAAAAGCGCAGCGGCAAGGCCCAGCATGGATAGGATTTTCTTCATGATGTTTACTTGTTGGGTTTGGGTTGCGCCTTGGCTGGTTTGGCTTCGGCAAGTTTGGGGGCGTCAAGCTTGGCTTGCTGTTCAGCGCGTTGCTTGGCTGACTTCTCAACTTCCGTTTTGGAGTCAAAGAAAGCCCGCTTGGTAACGCCTTCGTCCGATGTGTAGATTTTGACCTCTGAGAATTTCTCATCGGTCCCGGCGACAATCCGCGCTTTCAGGCCGTCCAACTGGTCACGGAGAAGCACCTCTTCCCCGTGAACCAGTTCGGACTTACCCGAACTGCGAACCACGCCAATGGTGATTGCGGTTCTCATGGTCGGTTTGATTAGGCTTGGCTGACGATGCGTTTCAGGGCGGCGGCTTCACCGGCAACCGCGCCGTAGTTGCACTCCACGAAGTGCGATTCGACATCCAACTGAGCGTCACCAAACGAGCGATACTCGAAGGCCACGCCGGACTGTTCATCGACCACCACGTCATAGGATGCGAGGTCGGCCATGACTGCCGGGGCGGGCATGATGGGAGCGGTGGCAAACAACAGGGCCGAACGCCACGCGATGAAACCGGAGAGGTTCTCGCTGTTGTCGGGGATGTAGTTGTTGCCGCCGTAGTAGTCGAAGCCCAGCAGCTTGCCGAGGATGCCGGTCATAGCTGCATCGCTGCCGGACTTGTCCGCGTCAACGAGCTTGCTGTCTTTCAGCAGGTTTGTGTCGTAGTCAGTGGAGAGGAACAGGCTGCGGGCCATTTCGGGCCAGTTCGCCGTATTCGCCGCACCGCGCAAGTCCGCGATGTCGTCACGGTCGAAGGCACTCGCGGGGGAGGTGACAACCGCCGCGCCAAAGGAAGCAGTGGTGATTTTCGCCATGGCCGCTTGCACGACATCCAAGGCGAGCTTCTCAGACTTGAGAACAACATGCTTGGCGAAGTCGAAATACGGCTGACGGCGCAACGTCTGGCTCGAAAAGTCGAAGCCCTGATAGTAACGCTGGTCAATCGTGATTTCCTTGTAGCTGTCGGCAGTGTCGCCCGCCACATACCCGTTGCTCGCGTTCCATGCCGTGCTGGCGACGGACTGCAAAGCGTGGTAAGGAATCGTCACCTTGTCCGTGCCTTGCAGCGGGACGCTCTCGAACACCGTGCAGAACGCACGGAGCGCAATCAACTTGCGGCGGAAGGCGCGAATGCCTTCTTGCAGGATGACTTGTCGCTTCAAGTTCGTGTCCACGCTGTTAGTGTTCACAATCTGACCAATCCGGCCCGCGTTCTTCGTGATGAAACAGGCGCGAGCATGAGCCGCGTCCTTCATGGCCGCACCGTTGCCGGTGCCGTGCTTGATGAAAGCCGAAAATGGCGCGTTCAGTTTCTTGAAAGCCGCGTTGAACGATTCAGGGGATTCGTTCGTGATTTCCACCGTCATGGCGACGGGTTCAGCCGGGGCGTTGGACTGCATGGCTTGAATCTCAGCGAGAATGGACTCGTCCTTGATGCAAGCCTCGGCCCACTTGTCCACGCTGTTCAACGGGATGCGGAACTCATTGGCGCACTGCGTCAAAGCAGCCTTGATGCTGGACTTCTTGGCGGCGTCGCGCTCGGCACGCATCGCTTTCATTTCGGCAATCAGTTCCGCGTTGGGGTCAACAACGGCAGCAGCCTTGACGGGTTCAGCCTTGGCGTTCACGGCACTGGTCAGCAGATTCATAAGCTGCTCCTCAGTGGCGTCCTTTGGGATTTCAATGCCCTTGTCTTTCAACAGAGCAATGATTTTTTCTTTGTTCATGGTGTCTTGTGGGTTGGGGGTTGGCGTGCCACTAGGTGCAGCCGGTTGCTTCGGGTTACTGGCCCTAAGCGAATCCGGCACAAGCCGGAAATTGGAAAAGTCGAGGTGAGAACAAGCCATCGCGGGAAGCTCGTTCGTTACTGTGTTACAGAGCCCGAATGCTTTAGCTTCGTCTCCCGTGAACCACGTTTCCGCCTTGAGCGCGGCTTCAATCTCCGCTTTACTCTTGCCGGTCTTGGCTTCGTAAATCGTCACCAAGGAATCACGGTGCTTATCCAGCGCATCAGCCGCCTTCCGCATCTCGTCCGCGTTGCCTTCCGCCATCGTCCAAGGCTCGTGAATCATCATCAGCGCGTTACGCGGCATTTCGAGGGAGCTGCCAGCCAGAGCGATGATGGAAGCGATAGAAGCGGCTACCCCGTCCACAATGCATGACACTTCATCCTTGCGCGTCTGGAGATAGTTGTAGATGGCCAGACCGTCGTGGACATTGCCACCATTGCTGTTAATTCGCATGGTGATGTTGCGTCCCTTGGGGATCTGATTTACCTCGTCAATGAAGTCTTTCGCGCCGATGCCTTCACCGCTCCACCAGTCCTTGCCTATCTGGTCGTAGATGAGAATTTCCGCAGCCGGTTCAGTCGCTAGGTTCTTGACCGAGAACCACTGCTTGCCGGTCGATTTCGCGCCGTTGAAGATGGGGTAAGGTTTGTTCATGGTGCTACTGGCTCCGGTGCGGTGGGTTGAACGGCTTGAGCGACAAGACTCTCTGAGATTTCGCCAGGGGTGACTTCGATGTCGGGGAAAAGCTGACTGGCCACTTGTGCCTCGTGCTTGAGAAACGCAATTTCACGCGCACGCTGCCGGATACGTTCGAGCCAATACTTGCCTTGGGGTGCATAGATGTCCTCCAACGTGGTTGCGCCCTCTTTGAGCAATGCCAAAGCAGCGGCGGTGTTGCGGCCTATGTCGGGATTGACAGAACGCGGGGCGCAAGTGGTAGCGGTCTGCCATCCGTAAGGTTTGTCCCCCTTGAATTCGGGGCTGTAGTCCACCTCCCACTGCATGAACCACTGGTAAATATCCATCACCACGCCCGCGATGACTGATGACCGAGCGCGGAAGAAGGAATCGCAAGCGTCATAGTCACCACGTACCACTGTGCCTTGCATCGAAGTGGGATAGACCAGCAGGCGCGAGATACCGACGCCCGCGCATATCTTAGAGATGAGGTATTCCCAATAGGACTGGACCGCTACGGATGGGCGTTGACTGGCGAACTCTTTGTATTCGTCGCCGTGCTTCAATACGTGAACCTCTGCGCCGAACGCCTGCTTGTAATACGCCTCGCGGGTGACTTCGTTTGTGTCGGTGGACTTGTTCTTGCCGAGGAACGGAACGCCTTCCGCATCGCCTACTTCCTCCTCTCCTGTCTCGGTCTGGACCGTGCGCGTCACTTGCGCGTTTTGCTTCGCGGCGGACATCTCGAACAACTGCAAATCATCGAGGTCGTGAAGGTCGTTGATGACCGGATAAAGCAGGGGCAAGCCGCGATACTGACCAGCGCGATACGGCTCAAACAGGTGGATAACATCCTCGGCCTTGTAAAACTTGAAGTTGGAATCCTCGAAGGTGTTTACCTGTGCGTCCCGAATCCAGTAGCCAGTGGGACGGCCCTTGATGTCAACGGTGATGCCTTCAATGATTGTGCGTCCCTCTTGGTCAGCCATGCTTGGCGGCGTGGCTACTCGGTGCGTCTCGACCACTTGCACCCGGGGACGTTTGCGCCCGCTGGACTCGCCATAGGTCTTGATGAGAAAACACTCGCCATCGAAGAACCACAAACGCGCCATAAGCCCCTCCAGCGTGCCGAGAGATTGGCGGCTGGTAAGGTCAGGAAATTGGCTCCAACTGTTCCATGCGCGGCTTGCCTTGTCGTTATACGCGGCATCTACGCTGGACGGGTTGATCTGTAGCCCGTTCGGTCCCACCGTGAACTGCTCAAACAGGTCGCAAAGACGATTGGCGAGGGCGTTGTTGTATTGGAAATACCGGGACTTGCGAACGACTTCGAGCCGTTCAGCGGAAGAGACATCGAAGCGGGCGTCGCGGATATGGCCGGGAAGGTAAGAACGGCCCCGCGTCCAGCGTTGGCCCGCTTCGAGGAAATTGACATAGACACCCTTGCTCGCCAGCCAAGCCGAGAACTTGTTCCACATGGAAGGCTTGCGCTTCAAGATGCCACCTCCACGGGTCCGGTGCGGATCTGGGAGCAGTCCATCCCGTAGCTGCGAACGGCAACGAGGGGCGGACGGGTGAGCATATCCGCAACGATTGCATCATCGTTTGCGGCGTCCTCGTAATCCACATCGAAGCCCAATTCAGCACATGCGATGCGCCAAACCGACTTCAATTGAGAAATTAGCTTAACCTCTTGAGCTTGGGTCAGCCCGTAACCGCTGCCGGGTTGCGATAGCCCGACGCTGTGCCCATTGGTCGAGGTGCTTGTGAGCAGTAATCCGCCTGTGCTTTCTAGTGAATCGTGAAGAGCGTCCTCGCGGGTGGTTAGGACGGCAAACAGAGACACCTCTTGCGCCTGTGCTTGCCGCAGTTTGCGACCGAGATATGAGGTGCGATATGACGCGTCTATAACCACGCACCTACCATGCGGCCTTAATCTACACTAACTCAATCGTGATTCTGTTGTCTTTTGTTGTCTTTTGCTAACTACACAACAGCTTGTGGCCTTTTCGGCAGGGATGGGGGTTTTCGTCTAGCCATTGTAGAGCCTCGTCAAGTGTCGCCCGCCCGCCGCGCATCTTGAATCCGTGTTTCTTCATGGCTTGGACGTAGCTCCGATTCCTCCCCAATTCCGCCGCCAGTTCCTTGATGCTCAGTTGTTGGCTCATGATTCTGTCTCCTCCTTTTCCAGCCATTCCTTAGCCATCGCCTTCGCCTTCTGCGTGTCCCCTTGCGTCAGCGTGGTTAGAATCTCTTTGGCTGATTTCAACCTGCTTTGAATTGATGGTTTAGGCTTGATGGCGGGTGGTAATTCCATTCCGCACCATTCGTAAATTTCACGAATTGTTTTCTTTCCAGAGTTGCGAACCTTGAAAGATGATGGCCCCATTTTGCTGATTCTTTCTATTGCCTCCCGCCTAGTGGTCACGTCATTGTTGTTAAGCACATTTTGGGCTCTTACGGATAGCTGCACCTTCTCTATTTTGGGCTCTTCAATAATGCATCCAAGCTGCTTAAGGATGCCTACTTTATGATGTCCTAGGTTGTGAATTTTAAGGGCTGCTGACTCAGTTACAAAAACCGTTCCATGACGGTCCACTACATCATTAACCAGACGCCACCCTTTCTTTCCAAACTGAGCCGCCGCCTCGTCAAACACGCGCAAGTTTTCATCTGGTGATACAACCTCGAAATCGGGTTTTCCTCCAGCCCACCTTGTTAGACCGCATTTAGGGCATAAGTAGCCTCTCCCCCCTTGTGTCCATTCGTGTGGGCAGTCTATTGCCCTCGCTTCGTCCAGTGAGATAAAACGCTTTCTAGCCAACGCTTTCAGGTCTGCATTCATCGCTTAATTTCCTCCATCATATTCTTCGGCAAAGGTAATGATTCTGCCTCCTCCTTTTCCACGTTAATACCCAAGTAGCCGTTGATCTCCGCAAAGAGAACTTGGTAGGCACTGGTCATGCGGAAGTCATCTGGCTTTTTCTTGTCGATTTTCTCCCACCAATGGCGGGCGGTCCCGTCTTTGTTCAGTCCTTTGACGAGTTGTATGTTCTGCTGCTCGGCTTTGTATTCCTCGCTCACGTCATCAGGGATCACCGTCTTGATGTGCGCGGCGTCGGGACTCTCCATCCATGCTAGACGGTCGAGCAATGAGGTGCGCGAATAGAACAGGATAGGCAACCGAACCCGATGCGTCTTGCCTTTGAACTTGAAGAACCGTTCTTCCGCCTCGGTAGGAAACCATATCCGCTTCGTCTCAACCTTGCGCCCGTTCTTGGTCGTCTCTTTGACATAGAACAGAACCTTGTCGCCCTTGATGGCTGTGTAGCCGTACGTCGCGCACAACCGATACACCGTGTCCACGTCATGCCCTGAGTCCATTAGGACCGCAGCGGCTCGCACGTTGTAGAGTGCGCGGGTAGATTCCACCTCGCTCTCCGTCTCAACTCGTCCCTCATAGAGCAGGATATTATCCCCGTTCGGTAGCCAGTCGCGTATCTCTGCTTTGAAATGTGCGGTGTCGCCTTGAGTCCAGCGGCCCTGCTGGTAATCAATCGTCATGCACCTGTCTGCATTCGGCCAGCCATCCCGGCTCTTCTTAACGCCAGCGGTCAACGTGATGGCGTGGAAGTCCATTGCTTCCTCTGAATCCCAGAAGCGGCATTCACGCTCTTGCACGTATCGCTTGAACGGTTCTAGGTCGCCGTATTTCTTCGAACGCAAGGCTTCGTGCTTCTCCTTTATCAAAGTCAGAAACGGGATGTAATCGACCACTACGCCATCGTAAGTAAAAGACCTGTCCTCTTTCGTTGCACCCTTGTTCTCTGGTTCGCCGTACTTACCCTTGAGTCCAAGCGGTCTGCGTTCACCGGGTGTGTCCCTCACTTCAAACCCGCAAGGCATTTGGAAGCGGATAGATGAAAGCATCTTCGTGTAGTCGTAATCACCATTGTCCAACCTGCACCCGTCCGCATTGTATCGCAGTCCGCCAAGGTTCGGCTTGTCATCCTCCCATTTGGTTCGCATGAAGTGGAATCCTTTGCAGCCGGGACACCATGCGTGAAAATACTCCTGCGTGCCTTGCAGAAACTTGCGGTGCAGTTGATCGCCAACCGTTCCCGCGTTGGAGATGTTGACCTGTATCGAATTCCAGAACGCTGTCTGCCTCCGGTCGGCCTTTCCCATCATGCCAGCGGGCCAGTTGTGGACTTCCTCGTTGACCTGTCCACGGATGGAATCAGAGTCGAGGTTGGACGGATTGAACACGCCTTGGCAAACTAGGTTTAGGTGTGGGAAGTTCACCATGCCTATCACCGCCTTGCTTCGCTCTCCCACGGCCTTCGTCGGCCATCGTTCCGCCACTGGTCGGCACGCTTTTAGTATCGGCTCAATCCGTTTCTTCCACCGCTCGCTGGCCTTGATGTCGTCCTCCCAATTATACTGGATGTCTCCGTTGGTCCAGCAAGAGGTCCAGCGTTCAATGGCAATCTCACCCGCCACCGAACCGCCCGACTGGACCGGCTTTACGATGGTATTGGTTCGCGTCACGCCGTCATCCGTGCAGTCAATCGGCAACCGCATCCATGGCGTGAGGTCACAATTAAACTGCGTGGACCGTGCCGATCCGGGAAGGTGAACGTAACGCTCCGCCCACTTCACAACCGAAGTCTCAGGCCGTTGCGGTATGCCGCCCGCCATCACCTCGATCCAATACCAGTCCAGGTCGGGGTATGTCATTCTTCCTCTCCTTCCGCCGCTCGTTCAAACCGCTCTTTGAGGGCTACCTTCATAGCCTCGGCTGATTCCACACACCGCCGCCGAATCTCCGCCTCCGACCGGCCCTTGAGGTCTGGAGGTAGCTGCGTGCAGAAGGTGCGGTCTATCTCTCCGAATAACATAGCAATCGCGCCTTGCGCTTCCTGCTTCACGAACCCTCGGTCAACTACCTGCTTCCGGTCCTTGCCGAGCTTCACCTGTTCCCGCTCCGTCCGCACCTTCGCCAACGCTTGGGACCAGTCCGTTACCGCCTCCGAATCTTCCGCGTCACCCTTCGCCCATATCGCCGGGAGTAATCGCGCCAGATCCACACGGTTTGACCGGAACGCATCGCACCCCGCGCCCTTCAAATCCTGCATCAGTCGCATCGGGATGCCCGTAGCCGCACAACAGGCTTTCATCGAATCGTAAACAGGCAGCGGGATTGCT